CCCGAACAGGTCGTGCGTGAGATTGAGGCGCCATTGCGTCGCAAGTTCGATGAATGGGCGCGGGAAGTGCAGGCGCGCATTGCATCGGTCCAGCTGTACGACCAACCACACGTTTAAGGAGGGGTTATGCCCTACATGGAGCAACTGGAATCATCCCTTTCCGGGCTGGTTGCAGCTGGGGAGGCTGGGCGCAAGGGCATGGACGGCATGCTGGCCCCGCTCAATGGCGCCATTGGCAGCATCACCGGCGCCGCGTCGGAGCTGGAAAACATCCCGTTTGTGGGTGGCGAGGCCGGTGCCAAGCTGGGCCGGGTCGTGCGCAGTATCAACGTGGCGCAGTCCCAGGTGGGGCAAGTGGCGTCGATGTATAGCCGAGCCGTCACCGGTGCCGCCCAGGTGCAGGAACGCCTCGGCACGTTCAAGACGATGGCGGCTAAGGTCACGGCCGAGGCCGGGCGAGTGGCGGGGCTGGTGAGCCCGTCACTGGCCAACATCCTACCCACGGGCGGGCTGCTGGGATCGTCCACGCCGCTGCCCGAGGCGGTCGCGCCGTTCCCGCACCTGCTGATCATCCAGCCGCATGACCCGAAAAAGCAGCCGTATTACTTCAACCTGGACACGGCAGCCTTTGACGAGCTGCGCCGACAGGCGACGTTCCGCTGGGCTGGTCAGGAGCGCCTGCGTCGCAGTGTGGCGCAGCAGGCGGTCGGCCTAGGTGAGGAAAAAATCTCGCTCAAGGGCGCGATTTTCCCGCACCACAAGGGCGGCATTAAGCAATTGGGCGTGCTGCGCAGCATCGGCCGCAACCTGCAGGCGTTGAAGCTGGTCACGGGCTATGGCGAGGTGCTAGGCGACTGGTGTCTGGTGAGCGTGGACGAGGAACAAAGCCACCTGCTGGCCGGCGGCATCCCCCGAAAACAAGGCTTTACCCTGGAGTTTGTGAGCTATGGCAACGACCTGCAGAACGTCTGACGGGGATCTGCTGGATGTGATCTGCCAGCACCATTACGGCAACCTCAACGGCACCGTCGAGGCGGTGCTGGAGGCCAACCCGGACCTGGCCAGGGAGGCGCAGCCATACCGCGCTGGCCTGCTGATCCAATTACCCGATCTGTCGGCGCCGGCGGTCGAGCTGCAGCAGCTGTTCGACTGACCCCGCGTTACGCGTAACGAACCCCGCCCCGTGCGGGTTTTTTGTTCCTGGAGCAAGCATGAAACCGACGTATCGTATCGTCGCGGATGGCAAGGACATTACCGCGCTGATCAATGATCGCCTGTTGCTGTTGCGGATATCGGACAAGCCCGGCATGGAGTCGGACGAGTTCGAACTGCGCATTGACGACCGTGACCAGGCTGTTGCTCTCCCTGGGCGCGGCGGCCGGGTGGAGGTGCTGCTGGGCTATGAGGGCCAGCCCCTCAAGCGCATGGGCGCCTTTACCGTCGACGAGGTGCAGCTGTCCGGCCCGCCGGACACCATGACCATTCGCGGCAAGGCCAGCGACATGCGCGGCAGCGGCAAGACCGTGCGCAGCGGCAGCTGGGAAAACGTGCCGCTGTCACAGATCGTCAACGAGGTGGCCAAGCGCAACGGCTGGGAGCCGGTGTGCCCGGTGAGCACCAAGATCGAGCGCGTCGACCAGCGCAACGAGTCGGACTTTAACTTTGTCACGCGGCTGGCCAAGCAGTACGACAGTACCGCCAAAGTGGCCGAGGGGCGGCTGCTGGTCATGCCCCGGCAGGACGGGAAAAGCACCAGTGGTAAGGCCCTGCAGGTCGTGACCATCAACAAGACCGACGTAGAGCGGTATCAATTTCGCCTCGGGGACCGCAGCACGCAGAAGGCTGTGCAGACCAAACACCAAGACCAGAAAACCGGCGCCCTGCAGGTGGTCCAGCTGGACAACGCCGATGCCCCCAGCGGCCTGCCCCCAGTCCATACCGACCGCCATATCTACCCCAACAAGACCGCCGCCGAGCAAGCCGCCAAGGCGCGCCTGGCTGCGTTCAACCGCAGCACTGCAGGCGTGCGTCTGGAAATGGCCGGACGTACTGACTTGTTCGCTGAGTGCTCGATCAATGCCCAAGGCTTCAAGGTCGGCCTGGATGGCGAGTACCTGGTGGACGGCGTCGAGCAGACGTTTACCCAATCGGGGTGGACCACAACGGTGGAGTGCAACGGCGGCAAGAAGGGTAAGGCCAAGGCCTCGGGCAAGAAAAAGAAAGTCGAAAAGCCGCTCAAGGTAGAGCAGCTCTGATCCCCTCGGCCGCTTTCGGCCATCACTGGAGAAACCAATGGCTATCACAGTTCAACAGTTGCAAGAGATCCTCCCCAACGCCGGCCGCAAAGCCGGCGTTTTTGTTCCTGGCCTCAACGCGACAATGGGCAAGTACTCGATCATCACGCCCAAGCGTATGGCTGCGTTCCTTGCCCAGGTCGGTCATGAGTCTGGCCAGCTGCTGTATGTGCGTGAACTCGGGAACGATGCCTACTTGGCCAAGTACGACACCGGCCGCTTGGCGCAGCGCCTCGGCAACACGCCGCAGGCAGATGGTGATGGCCAGCGGTACCGTGGCCGTGGGCTCATTCAGATCACCGGGCGCGACAACTACGAAGCCTGCAGTGAGGCATTGTTCGGTGACAGTCGCTTGCTCAATACCCCGGACCTGCTCGAGCAGCCGGTCTATGCGTCGCTGTCGGCCGGCTGGTTTTGGCAGCGTGCGGGCCTTAACAGTCTCGCTGACAAAGTGGCAGGCGCCGATGACTCGGTTTTCGAGTCGATCACCCGTCGCATCAATGGTGGCCTGAATGGCTTGAAAGATCGCCAGGCGCTCTACAAACGGGCGCTTGAGGTGCTGCAGTAATGTCGCTCAATTGGCGTATCGCCTTGTTGGCCGTTGCGCTCGGGCTCTATGTCGGTGGCCGAGGCGCCTGGGTGTGGCAGGCCAGCGAATACGGTCGACAGCTCGCGGATCAGTCAGCTAATTACATTCGGCAGCTGGCCGACAAGGATCGAGCCTATGGGCGCGAGCGTGAAGAGGCTGCAGCTGCAGCCCTGGATCAGTTGACGGAGCAGAAGGCTCAGCGACAAGCCCTGGAGGTTCGCCTGCAGGAACAGGGCAAAACCCATTGGCAGGAGATGAACGATGCTCAAACAACTCAAGCTCGCCTGCGTGACAGGCTTGCTACCGCTGATCTGCGGTTGTCAGTCCTTGTCGACGCCGGAACCTTTGCCGCCCCGGGTTGTGACAGTGGGGTGCGAGAAACCGCCGGCACCGGAGGCCTGGTACATGGCTCCGTACGTGCCCAACTTGACCGAGCGCATGCTCAACGAATTGTCGCCATCACCGACTACGGCGACCGGGGGCTGATCGCACTGAAGGCCTGTCAGGCTTACGTCCGCGAAGTCACCAAGTAG